ACCACGTCTCATGCGGGGGCGAATTTTGACTATGCGTATCCCTTGATTGAAAATGGCAAAAGAATTTCAGGAATGTATCCTGGTCATTGTGTTGTTGACAACCCGTTGAACAACCAGCATGGTCTGCGCGTTACAGGTCTCAGCTTCAGTGAGAAATTTGCTGACGGACCACAAAAAGGCAAATCTCCTCGCAGCGCGGGTATACCTCGAGAATTAATGGGTGACAGACCCTTTAGACCACTACCAGGCGAAGCAGTAAACAAAGATTTATATGACTGGGCTACGACTTATGAACTTCTTAGATTTATGTGCGTTTACACGTCTGAACAAGCAAAAAAAGGCAGACTAAAGGGACAAGATAATAAACCATTAGAATCTGTTAGTGCTATTTCACAATATGTTGGAAGTGCAGAAATAGGCGAAAAAGCATATAGTTATTACCAAGAATGGCGAAAAAAACAGAAAAATTTAAAAGATTCAAATTTGATAAAAATTAATTTGGAACCTAATCCAACACACGAAGACCATCTCCATTTTAATCCTTATAGGAGTCACGTAGAAGCTGATCTATCAAAAGAGGAAATAGTTTATAGAATTAGGCCGTCAGCCCGAGGCCCAAATAGAGCAGAAAAAGAGCAGAAAGATCCCGCGAGCGGCAATAATTATTGGGTTTGCTGGTAAGTGCTATAATTAGTTCTATATGCCGACGTATAGTTTTAAAAGCGTAGGAAAGACCCAGCAACAGCAAGCTGTTGAAGAAATTCAGGCGACGCAGATTCCTTATGGCATAAAAACTCCCCTAGAATTAGGCGATCTAGGAGAGAGCATCTTTGCCATGAACTATAGCATCTCAGATCAGTTAGCAGACAATCTAAGAAATCTTGTTTTGACTAATTGGGGTGAAAGATTAGGCCAATATCACTTTGGTGCTAATCTAAGACCATTATTGACTGAGTATTCTACACAAGTTAATTTTGATAATCAGGCAATTAATAGAATTAGAACTGCTGTAGAAAGATGGATGCCATTCGTACAGCTCGGCACATTTGAGTCTGTAATAGACAGAACAGAGAATAAAAATACAGCAGTTATAAAACTAAACATCACATACAGCATTCCTGCAATTGATGAGCAAGATCGTGCTATTCAAATTGTTTTGTATGTAATTTAAATAAAACTCTAATTATAGACGGTGATTAAATGGCTCTAATTGATAATAAACAAGCTCTAAAGTCGGTCAGACAAAGAAATTTTCTCGCTAGAGACTTTGATAGCTTTAGAACAGTTCTACTTGACTATGCACGTAGATACTATCCCGATAAAATACAAGATTTTTCTGAAGCATCGCTAGGCGGACTCTTTCTTGACATGGCTGCTTATGTTGGCGACAATCTTTCTTTTTACCTCGACCATCTTTATGGAGAGCTTAACTATGATACAGTCGTCGAAACAAGAAATATAGAGCAGACTATTAGAAATGCCGGAATACAAATAGTAGGTGCAGCTCCGGCCCTAGTTTCTGTAGACTTTTACATAGAAGTTCCAACAATTAGCAGTACGGATCTAAATCCGGATCCTACACTTTTGCCGACAATTGAAGCCAACACTGTACTCAAAGCTAATAATGGTACAAGATTTACTCTTGTAGAAGATGTAAACTTTTGGCAAAGAAATTCTGCAACAAATGCAATTGAACTTAATGAGAATGTTGTAGTCTCAAACGGCCGAAGAATCAACGGTCTAATAGTCACAAAGATTCTTAAGCTGCCAGGTATATGCAGTTCAGGAACTCAAACAACTGAAACTTTTAAAATGGGAGATTTTATTCCCTTTAGAAGATTAAGTCTAACAAATCCTAATGTTACAAACATAGTCTCTGTTTCTGATGACAAGGGAAACATATATTACGAAGTTGACAATCTTTCACACGATGTCGTGTATAAAAATACGATAAACGTTAATCTCGACAAGACGCTTGTAAAAGATTCGCTTAAAGTAATTCCGGCGCCGTATAGATTTGTCAAGCAGACATCCCTGTCTGATAGATCTACATCATTAATTATGGGTGGTGGCACAGCAGATTCTCTTGAAGACGATGCAATCCCAGATCCATCTGATTTTGCTATACCGCTTCTATACTCTCAAACTTTCTCAAGAAAAACTGTCAATCCACAAAAATTGTTGCAAACAACAACCTTGGGCGTCTCATCTTCAAATTCAACATTAGCAGTTACCTACAGACACGGTGGTGGCCTATCTCACAATGTATCTGCTGGATCTATTAAGACGATAATTTCTACATCATTAAATTTTCCTGAAAACCCAGCTTTTAACTTACAGCTCCAGATTAGAAATGGAATGGAAGTCTATAATGAAACACAGGCTTCGGGTGGTGAAGATGCCCCTACTCAAGAAGAACTGTTGTCTCTAGTACCAGCACTCAAGTCTTCACAAGAGAGAATTGTTACAAAAGAAGATTTGCTCGCAAGAGTTTACACAATGCCTTCAAATTTTGGAAGAGTATTTAGAGCAGCCGTTAATAACAACCCAAACAATCCGCTTGCTTCTCGGCTCTACGTAATATCCCGTACGCCACAAGGCAAGCTAATAACATCGACTGATACTTTAAAAATTAATCTAAAAAGATACCTTAATTCTTATAGAATGATTTCTGATTCAATTGATATCTTGGATGCAGAAGTCATTAACTTAGAAATCTACTTTAAAGTAATCGTTGATCCTCGGTATAACAAGACAACCATACTAAGGACAATAATACAAAATCTACAAAATCAATTTAATATAAAAAATTTCCACATTAATCAACCGATAATCAAATCAGACGTTGTTAGCACAATTTACGCACAAGAGGGTGTAGTTGGGGTCGACTCTGTTGCAATTAGAAATCTATTTGGAGTTGTAAAGAATAGACAATATTCTGAAACTGTCTTTGATGTAGGTGCTAATACAAAAAATCAGATTATATACCCACCGCAAGGTGGAATTTTTGAAGTAAGATATCCTGACGTCAACATCATAGGAAAAGCAATTTCAAATGTATAGAAAACTTAATGCCATTAAAGATGCATACATAACTAACAAAGTTGTTGGTGCAAAGTCTAAAGTATCAGGAAACGTAGGTCAGGCTGGGACGCTAGACATCTTTAAGCTTCATGACGTGGCACCTGAAAGTGCAGGTGTTACTAATGAACTTTCTAGAATTTTAATTCAATTCGATCTCACAGATATTAAGGGTCTTCACGCTTCTGGAAATATTGACATAAATGACTCATCTTTTTTCTGCAGGCTATCTTTAAAAGACGTCTATGGCGGTCAACCTACGCCTAATAACTTTACCGTCAGTGTTTTTCCACTATCTGCGTCATTTGAAGAAGGACTAGGCAAAGATCTCGTATATTATTCAGATGTTGATGCAGCTAATTGGCTATCGTCTTCCAGGGGAACCCTGTGGAATTCTGAAGGGTGTGAACTCGCAGGAGGCGCTTCTCAAACATGTGACTACATCACCGGATCAACATCAATAGGCAGCACAGAAGCAAATCAAACTTTTATTCTTGGCACAGAAGATTTATTAGTAGATGTCACAGAAATAATTTCTGCAACAATAACCAAAGAATTACCCGATCAAGGCTTTAGAATAACTCTAACTGGCACTATTGAAAATGATAATAAGACGTATTTTGTAAAACGATTTGCCAGTAGACACGCTTATAATGAGCTAAAAAGACCCAGCTTAATTTTTGGATTTGATGATTCTATTAGTGACGATACACAAAATTTAACTTTTGATTCCGATTGCAAAATTAATTTATACAATTATATCAAAGGTGACTTGCAAGATCTTAAGTCTGCAAGTAATATTTTGTCGGGAAATGACTGCTTAAAATTAAAGCTTGTCACAGAAACCGGGGGCTATTCACTAACATTTACGGGATCCCAATTTTCACTAGGTAATAATTTTGTCAGCGGAACTTATACAGCAACTGTTCATGTTTCTTCATCTAACGAGACAATAGCTGCAAGAATCGCTGAATCAGGATCGGTTAAATTTATTCCCGTATGGATGTCGAATGATTCTTCACTTGTGTTCGTTTCAGGCAGCAAAGTTGAGATGAAAAAGCCCGTTAGGACTTCTTCAGCAAATAAGAAAAAATTCTATCGAATTAGCGTAACGGGCGTAGATGAAAGCTATACCTCAAACCAAGATATATCTGTTAGAGTATTCATATTTGACGATAGCAATTCACAGATTAAACTTGTTAAATTGCCCGTAGATAATCCTGGCATTGTTTTATCTAATGTTTTCTATTCAATAAGAGAAGTAGAAACTAATGATAATGTCATTCCTTTTGACGACGAAAAGAACTCGACAAGAGTTTCAAGTGATGCTGACGGTATGTTTTTTACCTTAAAGGCCGACTCACTCACAGTCGGTAGAACATATGTGATCGATGTCATGACCAAGATAAATGGCGTAAAGACCATTCACCAAAATGCTTCGTCAATATTTAGAATAAAGTGAATAACTTACAATGGCTATTAAAAAAGATCTATTAAAGTCAGCGGCTTTTATAAAATCAATCCTAGAAGATTCAAAGCCTGTTGAAGCTTCTGAAGCAGCTATAGTTGCACAAAATCCAGGAGTTAATTTTAATGATCCAAATGAAACTTTTAAGTATGATCCTATTTCGTACCCCCTAAAAAGTACACAACAGCTAAAAGTTGACTGGTCGAAATTTGAAAATCATACATTTTTTTCTTCCGCTGAGGCCAAAGTAAATGAAGCGTTTGATCAGCTAATTAATCGGTTTCCTTTTGACGGGTCAAAGTCTGAAGTAGATAAATTTCTTAATTCTCTGACTGGTTATGAAAAATGGATTTTCGATCAATTCCCAGGTTGGTCGGGTGCATTGCATTTTTCAGGAACACAAACAGGAGAGCCCGGTATTAATGGCGCATGGATATCTGTAAAAGATAAATCAGGTTATCTATACCCAGAAATTTCTAGAAATTCTAGTGGTGAAACAATTATTAATCAGAATGTCTCAAGCTCATTTTCTATTGAGGCACAATTATATCTACCTTCCGTAGTCAACGGCACGCAAGTCATATTTCAAAAACAATCATCAAATGTTGATGGATTCACGCTTTATCTCTCAACGAGCACATCCACAACTAGCGCAACTGCTATTTTTTCTATATGCTCGGGTTCAACAAGAGCAAGCGTTTCAGCTTCACTCAAGAAAGGTTCGTACAATCATATCTGTTTAGTAATGGACAGAGACAATATTAAGCCCCTGACTTCTTTGCAATTTTTTCATAATCAAAAATTAATAGAACAGTCGAATTACATAAATATCGGAAAATTTACAACAGATAATTCAGACTTTGTAATAGGATCAGGAAGCTCGTTTTACTCAAATTCTACACTTGTTACTCCCAACCAGACACTTAGTGGGACTATGGATGAACTAAGAATATTCCATAGCATAAGAGACTTAAGTCAACAAAAGCTTTACGCAACACGCGGTATATACTCAACTCCCGATTTAAAACTTTATTATAGGTTTAATGAACCTCCTCCCCTTCTATCAGAAAATGATGAATCTGAGTCTGTCAATTCAATTGTATTAGATAGTTCAGGCAATTCATTGCACGCCCAAATTAATAACTTTACAGGTTCATTGAGAGTAAATGCAAAAAATGATCCGTATAATCCAATAAAGAATGAGAAAAAAGAATTCAGCATAGTGCTCTTTCCCGCGTATAGTGAAGTAAAAACGCTTAATGCAAATCTTTTAGTTTCTGCCAGCTTATACGACGCTGCAAATCCTAATTTTATTGTTAACTTAGTGCCTAAGCATTATTTTCTAGAAGCAGCTTCTGACGGAGGGTTTTTTAACCAATACGGCAATATCGGAGATCAGTATGGTGGAAGCGGAATACCTGGTGAAGGAAAGCTTGGCTCGACACATTTGATGTTGACATTTTTATACATCTGGGCTAAGTTTTTTGATGACATAAAGATGTATGTTGATTCATTTGGTACGCTAAAAACAATAGGCTATGATGAAGATACTGTTCCTGATAATTTCTTAAATGACATTGTAAAAAGTTATGGATTTTATATTCCGACATTCTTTAACCACGCTAATCTATTAAATTATTCAGACGATAGTGATGGTGAAACTACTGACTATTCAAGCGGAATATCTTTCAAAAATGTTAATGCACAGATTCTAAGGAGATTAATATTGAATTTAAGTGATATTGTTCAATCTAAGGGAACAATTCACAGTATTAAATCTTTTCTAAGGTCTGTCGGCATCGATCCTGACAACAGCTTAAAAATAAGAGAATATGGCGGACCAACAACAAAGCTTTTAGGATCATCAAGAAATAAAAAACAAGAACCAATAGCTTCGGTCAACTTGCTAAGTTCATCCTTCTTGATATCGGCGCCTCTTTCAGCGTCAAGGGTAGAACCAGGATTTCCTCTTATCTCTGGGTCTTTTATTAAAGATAGTTTAAATCGAGTAATTGGAACAACAGTTCCATCAGATGGCCTTTTAACATCAGGATCATGGACTGTTGAGTGTTCATATAAATTTCCAAGAAATAAACTTGATCCTCTAAACCTTGAACTATCCACTCAGTCATTGATGCGCTTGATAGTTACTGGCAGTGATGCATACTCGGAGCCCGGTCTAATTACCAACGTAATTGCAAATCAAAGATCAGAAACAACATTGTCGAAAGTTAAGGCATATATTCGCCCAGGTGTTTCTGTGACTTCACCCACATTAGAACTATCTTTAGATTTGCCAGATCTAGGAATATTTGATGGCGAAAGATGGAATGTTAGTATTGGAAGAAAAAGAAACGATGAATTTGAGGGAAATTATCTTTCATCAAGTTATTACTTGCGTGTAGGAAAATCAAATGGCGGAGAACTTGATGAAGTCTATACGACTTCTAAATTCTTTTGTGAAAAATCATCAAATGAATCAAATGTCTTTGAAGTTCTTTCTGGCTCTTTTAATGCGTCAGGATCATTCATCTGCTTCGGGGAACAAAGCTTCCCGCAGTCTATCTTGCATCCATTTCTAAATAATACATCTGAAAATCCTTCCGAGGCAAGAACAACAACACTAAACACGCTCGCTTCAAATCTTAGATTTTGGTCAAAGTCAATTGACGAAACTGAATGGAAAGAACACATTAGAAATTATAAGTCGTCAGGTGTTAATGATCCCAAAATTAATTACAACTTTGTTACCACAGCAACTGGATCTTTTAATAAGCTCAGAATGGACACACTAACAAAACAACCCATTAGAGATGCTGATGGTCTTGGTAATATTATATTTGTTGATCACAGTCATAATAATTTAGTTATTTCCGGCACACTATTTGATTCTGGAAGCAAGGCTGTAGTTGTTGGTGACATTGCGAGTTACAGCTTTCTCTCACCCGACTTTGATGAATCGGCGACAGATGAAAAGGTTAGAATTAGAGGCCTGACATATCTTCAAAATATTGATGACAATCCATATGCTACTTTGGGACCATCTTACGCATCTAATGAGGGCTTTGTAAGAGAAGAACCAGTTGACGATACACGTCTTTCAATAGAATTTTCACTAGCAGACGCAGTTGATAGAGACATAGTTAACATGTTTTCAACATTTGACGCTCTCTCAGATGCTTTGGGTAAACCAGAAAATATGTTTGCTTCAGACTATCCTGAACTTAACATCTTAAGAGAAGTCTACTTCAATAGACACGTTGATAATTTAAATTTTAGAAACTTCTTAGAATTTTTTAGATGGTTCGATGCCTCAATAACTTCCTTCATACAGCAATTAATCCCAGGAAAAACTCGTTTTAAGGGTACAAACTTTGTCATAGAATCACACATGCTTGAGCGTCACAAGAGAGAGAGTCGTCATAGTGAAAATTACCTAGGCAGTAAATCAGGATTCGCACCCAACGCAAATAAGCTTTTTATTATTAATGAATTGATAGGCAATATTAAGTAGGATTAGGAGACTAAATGGCCAGCATTCAACAAAACAACTTAATGAATAGTCAATGGCCAGATCTATTTGCATTTAGTCAGACTATACAGAACACGAATCAGCAAAACATTATTCTTGATACGACTGAGAACTTTTATTCAACTGATTTAAGAGTTGATTACTCTAATAGGGTCTTTTCTGATAGATCGGAACCTAAAGTCAACAATCAGAGTAATGTAGCGCACTTTTTATTCGATCAGTCAACTTCTAAAAAAAGAAAATCAGTTAAGCAGGGTTATTTAAGTTCATCAATTGATCAGTTTAGACAAGGTATTGACATAAGGTCACACAACCACCTAGTCGGTGTTTTTAAAATAAGCGGAGGAACTGCAGGTCATCTAATTGACCCAAATGCCTACGGCATAAATGACAGCAATAGAATTACAGATGGAGATTTTTTCCAAGAAATTAATCTTTTCAACCCAATAGAATTTATAGACGCTCAAGGTCAGAATAAATTAGTTGAGCAGACTATAACTTTTCCTATAGTAACTTCTGATTCTAATCAAAGAGAAAATTTTATATTAAACGGAATAATTGAGCCGTTTCCAATAAGGCCTGTAATTTCACAGTTTAGCATAAATTTTCCATTTGAACCACATGGTGTTTTTGCAACATTTGGTAATGGTAATTTATTTCTAAGAACATCATCAGATGACGTAGTCAGCATTTATAATATTGATGAAATTAGTAATAGATTTTTTTATGATAGCGGTGAGTTTATAACTTTGGTCAATGATGATGCATCCCAGTCAGTTGATGCAGGTCCTTCATTGCCGTATATTTCATTAGATGAGAATTTGATTTTACCTTTTAAGGACGAAATACTTTCGAGAGGTGACGAGTTTCAATCTAGCAGATCGTATGAATCTGATCTTTTAGATGTAATAAAAAGAATGCCCAGACAAGAATCAACATATTTAGGGTCGCGTCAAAAGTCTGGAAAAACAGGTTTTATTTATTCAAATTCCTTGCACGGTGTAGACTCAATTAGCTATGGGGATCTATTAAGATAATGTCGTTATTTAAAGACAAGAAAACACCTCCTGAAAAGATTTTTTCACTATATTCAGCAAATTTTGAGTCGGACCCTTTTGGCAAAATATCGAGTCTAAAGGGCGTCAATCCAAAATCTTGGACTCAATTTGGCCCAATTCTATCTTCAAGTTCTGGTTACGTTGAAATTTTAGAAGAAGTTTCAGATTCGCAGTTTAAATCCCCTGGTTATAATACAAAAATTGTAGACATGGGTTTTAATTTCCCATTTAGCGAAACAAATTATAGACAAATTATCGCAAGCCCTCATGGATGGTTGGCACTTCTTGATCCGAATAATATACCCACATCAAGCCTGGAACAGATATATTCTAGCAGACTTCTTGCCAGCGGAAGCAGTTCTTATGACAATTCTTCTATAGTTCAGTTTTCTAAAAATGATCTTCTTCTTGCGCCTTGGTTTGATCGTCTAATGATGACCCATCGCAATCTTGATTCATTTACAACTTTTTTCTCTGGTACTAATTCAACTTTAGCTAGTAAAAAAGAAGATTTTTTATATGGAAGGTCTGAATCAAAAAATCAACCATATAATGAAAATAGTTTTGGAATGAAATATACGGCTATCGAAGACGCTAATGATGGCAAAGCATTTGTTATTCAATGGTCTTCAATGGGTTATGAGTATAGAGGTATAAAGCTAACATTCGAAGCCGCACTCTACCAGAATGGCAAGATTGAATTTGGTTACGCGCCTCTCGACTCATATTCTACTCAGTATACACTACTAAAACTTTCTTCAGATCCGGTCAACGTGTGGAAACTAGATGAGAGCACTGGTGACACTGTTACTGACGCCCAATCGAATAAAAATCTCACGTATAAGACGTCCAATCAGATGAGGCCTACGCCCGGTCTTATCGTTAGCTCATCTTTCTTTTCAGGTTCGACAAATACATTGATCTTCGCTGACGATGGACCTTTTGCAAACTATGGTGTAACTGACTCTTTCTCTTTCAGCGCCTGGTTCAAGAGCGACGCGCCCGGCACCAAGACTATTTTGTCTAGAATGAACTATTCAAGCCCCTACAAGGGTTATTCGATACAGCTGGCAGGAGGTTATCTACAGCTAGACCTAATTCAGTCGTTTAATACAAATCTTCTTAGAGTTCAGTCTTCTGACAACATCTACAACGACGGCGAATGGCACAACGTTGTCTGCACGTACAATGGCACTGCAGATTCATCAGGTGCGAAGATCTATGTCGACGGCCAGACAATCTCGACAACAGTCCCTTATTCTTCGTTAACTGTGGGAAGCGACATCAAAGAATTAGCCTCGAGCGCTGATTTTATGATTGGTGGCGTAGGAAAAAAAGATCCAGGCACCAATATAGATTACTTTACTGGCTCTATTGACGACGTCGCTCGATGGAATTCTGTTCTTAATTCAGGTGACGTACAATTGCTCTACGAAAAAGGCTTAGAAGCAATTTCAGCAGCAGATATTGAACCTGTGGGAGACAGCACGACGTCTTTCGCTACGTGCGGCATATTCGCATCTGGTTCTTCGACATGGAATTATAGAGACTTCGCGCCGCTGCTCGGTGTCATGTCTGCATCGAGAAAGATGAGCGACTTCGGTGGCGCACTATACACGGGATCTTACTATGACGTCGACTCAGAGACTAGTGTGTCTGCAGACTATGCGGTGAACATAGGCATAAATAATTGGCCTCGACACGGCGGAAAGATAACTTTTTCGCCGCCGCAGAGAAGAAGACAACTAATAAGATCAGATCTACACGCAGATGATAACAAGCAGCACTTCTCAGCGACCGGATTTGACGATAGAGGCATCATCAACTACGTCACACAGAGCAATGTTGATGCATCGACGACTTTGCCTCTCAGCACACTTGTCAACCCAAGCTATCCCGGTGTTCATTTAAAACAAAATCTTATTTCTTCTGGTGGAATACGGCTCAATAATAGAAAAGTTATTTCTGCTGGGCACGCAAGCTACATGGGCGATGAGACGCATCTCTTTGAAAAGACTGCACCCTTTTCTGAAGATTCTCCTGCGCAGGGTAGGCTCA